GCTCCCGAACCGAACCTGATAGAGGTTCGAGTTGAAGAGCGAGGAGAAGACCTCGTACTGACCCTGGCCGATGGGGCCTGGGGTCTTGTTGGTGAAGATATAGGTGTCATCCACCAGACGGCTGTAGTTGAACGTGGCATACACGTTCCAGTCCGGGGGAAGCGGGTCCTTGAGGACGATCTTCTTGGAAGACCCATCCACCGCAACCACCTTGGCCGCTGGGCGACCGAGGGCATCACGGAGGGTTCTGCCCACTCGGGCAATCACCAGGTCCGGACGGTTCGTGACGAGGTCCATCCGGCTATTGGCGATGCTGCTGTAGGTCTGGGTCCCGAGAACCGTGTCACGGCCGTTCCCTGTGGTGGGGACCTCGGGGAGCACGAAGACCGTGGTGCTTGCCCTGGCCGGGATGACCGAGGTGTCCACGAAGGCCGTGCAAGGGGCCAACCACAGCTTGTCGTCCACCATCGTCGGGATAATCTGAGACTCATCCAGAGGCTCAGCACCGGGTGTCCTGAGGGTCGAGGAGACGGAGTAGCTGGCACCCCAGTGGATGATCGACACGTCCGGAGACGGGTTGCTCACCACGAAGTCCTGGCCCTGGATGTAGTCGCTACGGTTCGGGGAGATTCCCGCCCGAATGACGTTGGTGACCAGGGTGTTGGGGAGGTAGTCAAAGGTGTCCTGCCAGGTGTTGGCCCAGTAGGTGATGACCACGCTCGACCCTGGAGGGGGTGCGAAGCCAAGGGTCACAAGACCATGAGTACCATCGACCGAGGTCGGGATCACCTGGACGTTGTTGACTTTGACCACCACCTTCGAGGGGTCGGTAGTGGTAACGCCCCCAGAGGTCCCATCGACCATCGGGATCTGGTAGACCCTGAAGCTCTGGTTCCGGGAGGTCTTCTGCCCATTGGAGAGACCGAGGATCCCGTTGACACTTCCGGTCCCGATCTCGATAGAGGTCTGGGCCGTGAACTGAAGGTGGTTGCTTCCGTCGTTGGCGACGAAGACCGAGGTAGACAGCCCGGCAATGACTCCGGCATCAATCTGGGTCTTGAGCGAAGCCGCCGTGGTTCCAGAACCAGGGAGGAACGTCACCGTGTACTCCACTCCACCGTCCACCCGGATCTTCAGGGTGTCGTTGGAGCCAGCCACGATGTTGTAGGGCTCGAAGCCAGGGGTGATGATCGTGGCAGCCGTAGCAGTGACCTGGTCCGACACGTCATCCGTGAAGGCCGTGTCACCACGATGGAAGAAGTAGGTGCATCGGACCACTGCCGTGGAAGGAGGGGGAACCTGAAGGATGACCTCTCCAGAGGAGCCCCGAACAGATCCAACGGCCACCGGGATCCCATCGACGGTCACGGTCACAGACCGGACATCGTTCGTGGTACGGCCGAAGCCTTGCCCGTCAACCAACGGGAAGTTGCGAACCTTGAACCGGGTCTTGGTCCCGTCGTTCGCACCAAGGGTCGGGTTCGTGGGGTTGGTGTCGTCCACGATCCAGCGGAGGGTCACATCCTCGTTCACGATCTGCTGATCGAGAGTCGAAGAAGAGCCTCGCACCATTTCAAGGTCGAGCTGTTCCAGCTCCTCTTGGCCGACCCCGATGATCACGGGGATGCGAAGTCCAGCCACTAGGGCCGCAACGTTCGCTTCGGTCAGGGTGCGAGAGTAAACGCCAGGGGGTACGTAGGTAGAGAAAGGTCCGAGGGCCATCCGATTCTCCTCAAATCAGTTCTGGGGGATGTCATCCGATCTGATCTTCCGAGGAAATTCCTCGGTGTTTGTGATGGCCCCAGAGGGCAACCATCTGGCAGCAATCTGATTTGAGTCGATCTACATCTAGTGTCCGGTCTGCGAGTACCGGATGGTTTCTACCCTACACAAGTCAAAACAACACTTTATTGGGGTGGCTTTGCTTCGGGCTGTTTCTCTATCTGGACGGCATAGTCCACCAGTTTCTCCCTAGCCCCTCGCTCTTCCGGGGCCATAGCCGAATACTCGGTGTATCCATCTCCATCCAAGCGAGCCAGGGCTGGGCTCTTGCCCTCTTCACGCACCTTCTTCTTGACTTCGTCCCGCTTGTTGTAGGTTCCCCACCGTTGCTCTGCACTCCGACCAACAATCTGGTCAGCAGTCGGGTAGTCCTGACTGTGAACCCCTGTATTTGCTGGGGCAGCGTTGGCAGGGGCAGAGAATCCGAACCCAAACCCATTACCTGCAAAGAGTCTAGGGGCATCCTCCTTGCAAGAAGGACAGGGCTGAGTCGGGTGGTCCCCCATCTTCAGGGTACGCTCGAACCGTGTAGAGCAGGTCTGGCACTCAAAGACGTACTTGGGCATGGGTTCATTCCTTCTTCATCTTATGTGATTCGCTCATACGAGCTGTTCCGACCAACAATGACCGGGACTGTAGCCAAGAAGAGACCACCTTGAGAGTAGGCCCTTATGCTTGACTCTCCGTACCCACTACGATCTGCGTTCATGGCTGCCTCGGCAGAACGTGTGAAAGCAACGGCACGACTGACTGTAAACGGCATGGGGACGTGAATCTCCCAGTCCGCTTGCAACTGAATAGACAGGGAAGCATTGTAGTAGTAGAGGTCAGCGTTCTCGTCATACGCTTCCTCTGCCTCACCACCCATTGAAAGGTCAAGAATCTCGATGCCCTCGAATGAAAGGGCACTTCTCTTCTCTCCCCAGAGAGACATGACAACGTAGTCTGCCATCTCCTCCATCTGGATCGGGTCCTGGGCAATCACGTCAAGGTCGAAGGAAGCCTCGAAGCGACCCCCGTAGGCGTTGGCGACATCAACTCTGTCCTCGTAGATCACCACCGCCTGCTTGTCACCAGGCTTACCCCTCTTCCCGAAGGCCATGACCACCCCTGGAAGAGTCTTCCAGTTCGAGGTGTTCCACTTCCACTCAATGGGGCCTATCGACGGGGCAGCATAGCGGTAGTCCGCTGTGATGACCGCCCCTGGGAGGAGCCTCCCGAGGATCGTGACCTCCTGCCCATCGACAGTGTAGTCCCGACCCTCAAGAAGGGGGGTCCTACGGTTCTCCCAGAGCCTCAGAGTTCCAGAGACCGGCTCATTCTGAAGGTGGGCTGTCCGCTCAACCCCTGAGATCACCTTGAGGAGGGGCTCATCGGTGACAGTGAGAAGGGGGTCTATCACGAAGGTGCCAGCCTCCCCCTGATTGGTTGGGGCAGTCAGGCACTCGATGTAGTAGACCCCCGCTTGAACGGGGACCTGATCCCCATTCTCCTTGATGGTGTTCAGGTCCTCTCGAACCCACTCCAACAGATAGGAGGGGGTGTCCAGGAAGGCCAACATGACGTGGCTCTGAACCACGCCAACGAAGTTCTCGGCTGAGAGCTGGACCTTGTTCCCAGAGGCCCCCTTGACCACAATCCCGAACTGAGGTCGCTCATCGAAGGCGTACTTGTTCTGGATATACGGGACTGCCTTCTCGTACACAGGATGCTTACTGAAGCTGTCTTGCAGCTCCAGAACCAGGCGCCTCTTCAGGGATGAGATCAGGTAGTAGTACACAGGGTTACTCGTGTTCCTGCATAGCTAGAACAAGGAGCCCCTCTGCAACCGCTGTCATCGGGTCCTTAGCCCGACGAACCTCCGAGATGGCAATGGGGAACCCACGCTTCTTGATAGAGTGGAACTCCTCCTGGAAGACTGTCATGAAGCCCTCGGCAAGGGTTGTCCCACCTGAGACAACGAAGGGGATCGGCTCCTCCAGATCAGCCCCAGAGCGCTCACGGCGAACCTTCTCAGCAATCTTCTCCAGGCAGTACCGGACGAGGGAACGAATGTAGAGGGAGATGGCCTCAGCCTCCCGATTCCCCCTTGGTGGGCTAGAGAGGTCGAACCCACCACGCTCCTTGAGCGAGCAGATCCTACTGGCCGTGGACCCGATGGCCTTGGCAGCATGGGTGTCAATCCAGTCCCCACCTCGGGCCAGGGAGAAGTCCAACCCCATCATCGTCTGGTAGGACAGGGCAACATTGCACATCCCTGAGCCAAAGGAGACTGCCAAGCCAGAAAAGCTGGTGTCTGGGCACTGGCTGTAGATGATCGCCATGGCCTCATTCATGGGGTGAGCCTTGTAGTCGTGCTCCTCCACGATCTGACGGAAGACCTCGGTGTGGTAGACCACATCCTGGTCCATCATGTCGATGGGCTCAGCAGGAACACTGTAGTAGCAGTGCTCCTTGTCGGTCAGTGGCTCCCCCAGGACGCTGAAAATGAGCTTGGAGAGAACCCGCTGGGCATCTAGCTCCCCGGCAGAGATGAGGCCCTTCGCCAAGGGCCTCCGGACTTCACGCTTGAAGAGGTTCGCCATGTTGAGGGCTGAGTCCCCGAGAACGATGAGCTGACCGGAGTCCTCATCCTCGTAGAAGGAGACCTTCCCCATCTTGAGGGACTTCTTCGCCTCTACTTCGAGGTCGATGAAGGCGTCCCGCACCCTCTTGGTCTTGACAACTCCGCCCTCTTGGCGAGCGGAGACGATGTTCATGGTACCAACATCCACCCCGACGCCATACGTCTGGTTCGATTCATTTGCCATTTGGGTCTTCCTTTTCATCTGGATATGCCGAGTATCAGGCCCCGGTAGCCTTCCAAGGGTCACCCTTGGAACGTTGCCCGAGGAGGTAGATGTGCCCCTCGTGCTTGTCTTCGATCCCAGCGAGGAGGTTATCAACCCCTCGTGAGAGTGTGCCGGTAGCCTTCAGCCCCTCGGCAATCTGCTTCATGCAGTTGATGAAGTGCCTTTCGGCCTTCAGGCTGGTCTCCACATAGGAGTTGGGGCTCTCCCCCGCTCCTTCTGTCACCCCGTTCCCGCAGAAGCTCGCCACCACTTGGGCGACCAGGCTGGCCTGAAGTCCAGGATGGAGCTTCTGAACAGGGGTCCCGACCCCAACTGCCTTCTCAGCAATCTGGTCGATCTCCTCTGTGGTCTGGTCGTACAGACGCTCGAAGAGCAGGTGGTCCCCGTAGTAGTCACCACCGAAGGTCAGCCAGTGATGGCTCTGGTGGATGAAGGCGAGGGACCGGAGGAACACAAGAACCGAGGACAGGTCCGGGCCTGCTGCCGAGACCACCTTGGCTACGATAGAACGGGAGGAGGCTGCCTTGTCCATGCGGACCTTCATTCCTGGCAGGTACGGGGGTCCATGAAAGAACGGGTCGTAGGACGACGGGTCCTGCCAAATGACGTGAGTTGCATCATCCGGGGGTGTGTCAGAAGGGCTCACGCCTGGATGATGAGGTTGAGGTGCAAAGGGGTACGCCTGTGCAACCCGAGTCTTCCAAGCGAGAGGGTTCATCACCACTTCCCCGATCCAGTGAGACGTTGAGTGAGTTGTGCCGCAACAGCCTCGGAGACCTTGCTCAACTTCTCGATCTCGGGTCGGATCTCGATCAGAACAAAGTTGGGGTCTTCAGTTCGCCCAACCCCAATCCGCTTCATGGCAGCAGAGCGTTTGGCGGCTGTCTTGACCCCCTCAAGGATGGCGTCGTACTGCTTCTTGATGACGGCCAAGGCGGGGTGCTTCTCCCCTTGCTTGATGATCTCCGAGGCCAGCTCCCACTGCTCCTCAGAGGTCGCCTTCTTGGAGTTCCCGAAGAAGGAGTGGGGGGCAAGAGTCCCGGCCGGAATCGACTTCTTCATGTAGCGAAGGATCTCTTCGTCGTTCTTCACCTGGGGACGGCTTGCATCGACCACGATCTTGCCACCCTCCCACTTGGCAAAGCCCTTGCCACCGAGACCAATCTTCTCCAGAACCTTGCCATCCGTCGTGAGCATCTTGCCCTCGGCTGGCTTCTTCTCGTAGAAGGCGTCCACGACCTTCTTGTCCGAATCGGCAAGGGCAGCGGTCTTGTCCTGACCCTGCTGGCCTTGCTCGGGGTCTTCATCAGCGGCCTTCTTCTCTGCCTTGGCGTCCTGCTTCAGTTCCTTGCCCACGTCCGAGAGGGTGGACTTCTCCGCCTTGGGGGTGAAGCTCTTGCCGCTGTAGGGGCTCTTGAGGGTCCCTGTGAGGCGCTCCGGAAGGTAGAACTCCTTGCCTTCCCCATCCACGTACTTCCACAAGGAGCCCTTCACCTTGGCGTCATCCTGCTTCAGCTCCTTGCCCACGTCCGATAGGGAGGACCTGGTTGGCTTCGGAGTGAAGCTCTTCCCTGAGTAGGGAGACTTGACGGTTCCAGTCCGCTTCTCAGTGAGATAGAAGTCCTTCCCGTCCTCGTCTGTGTACTTCCACAGCATCGGGGCGGCAGTCTTCTCAACCAAGGAGGCGGCACGGGCAAGGAGGGCGTGCTTGGGGTCGTTCATGGGCTTGGAAGTCTCCTCAACTGCCAAGTCCGAAAGAACTTTATTGACCCCGCTTCCGGACGTTGCGTAGGGCCTGAGCTGCCCCTGTAACCGCCCCACCATCGGATTGTCCGACTCTTGCAACAAGGCCGACCCCGTCAGATGAGCCGTCTGGCTTGATCTGTGAGGGAATGTACATTGGGGCGGCTTCTTCTACCGAAGAAGAGCCGTTACCACCGTTGTTTGGCAACGTCACAAGAGCAGACCGTAGGGACTGTTGAGCGGCTGGCTGCTTCTGTAGGAGGGTCAGGATGTCATCGAGCTTGTCGAGCTTCTGAATCTTAGCCCTCTCTTCGGCCAGCTCAGCCCTCAGCTTGGCGTTCTCTGCCTGAAGGCGGCCGAGGTCCGTCTCCAGATCAGCCTTGGCCGTTTTCACCTGGGCCAGTTCGCCTTGAATCCGGGAGAGGTTCGAGTTGTAGACCTCGATGTACTTCAGGCTTTCCACCGGGGCAGGGGCAGGAGGAGCTGACCTCACGATGTTGCTGACATCGCACTTGAAGATCAGCCCTTGTGAGATGTACCTCCAAAGGTCCTTAGACCTTTGGGCACTATCCCCCGGAACGGGCACAGCCATCCCCTTAGGGACGTTCAACCCGATGTCTTCAACCACAATGTCCGCTGAAACACCGCAAACTACCATGTCACCTGGGTTCATAGCTACCTCTGAACAGCCCGCTTGGCTTGTGCAGCAGCTTCCTTGGCGACACGTCGCATTTCAGCAGCCATAGCCTTGCGAATCTGGGTCTTTGCTTCATCTTTGGCTTTTTCAACGAAGTTGTAGGGGGGTCTACCTGGGTGTACCCACTTCCCATCCCTCATTGACTTGATCGTAGCAGACCGAAAGATCAACTCTCCGGACTCGGTGATGATTGGAATCGGGGCTCGTGCCTTCACCAACCAGGTCATCTGGCCCTTCTTCTGCCCCCTCATGAGGTGAACGAAGGCCGGGTGGTTGGAGTAGATCGTCAGGGAGGACTCCCCGATGACCACCTGAAGGGCTTTGGAGAGTGCTTTCTTGGCCCGCTCTGAGAAGGTGGATTGAACGAGCTTGTCACGCAACCTACGGAGAACACTGAACTTTACCCTCTGAAGGGCCTTGTCCGGTGAGGCATCCAAGCCCTTGACTAAGGGCTTCCCGTAGATGGATCCAAGACTGTCCATTCAGCACCTCAGTAGTTCTGGTTCTTCCAGGCTAGTGTCCTCCCACGAAGCTCACGCTCGTTGCCGATGTTGGGCTTCTCCGTTACCTGGTCCGGAGCACCAAACTCTGGCCCCCTCGGACTGAACTGAGTGGCAACGAACTTGACGGGGTCCCCAACCGGGACCTTGTACCGGATGTCCTTGTCATCAAAAGAGCTGATCTGGAAGTGTTGCTGAAGAAGGTTGCCCCGGTTCGAGGGCATCCGAACTGGACCAATGCTGTACCTGTCCCCGTTGATCTTCAGGATGAAGTCCCGGTGACTCAGCAGGGGTTGTGGCCCCGTCCAGACCTCGTAGACGTGCTCGGTGGTCCGGCCGATGTCCCGTTGGGAAATCTTCACTTCAGCGTCGTCAGGGGCTACCAGAAGCTCGTAAGGCCCCTCATAGCCACCCACGATCCCCGTACCAAAGCAGTGGAGGCAGTCCGAGATGGGCTGCTTGTGGGTCTGAGACACACATGGGCAGGTGACTCCTACAACCTTTCGGAGGAAGACCTTCACCCGCTCACCACCCTGCTCCAGGATCCATCGGTTCCGACGGATGGCCTCCCTCCAGATGTAGTCCAGCTTCTCGATCTCGAAGGTGTTGGTGGCCGCTGCATGTTCGAGGGGGGTCTCCACCAAGTCCTGGGAAGTTGCCCCATGCCAGGAACAATCGGCTGGAATCCCAACCGTTGTGACTCGATAGAAGATGCGCTGGTTCAAGTCGGTCTTGAGGAAGTCCCTCGTGTACCGATAGGTGCAGGTGACCCGACTCTTGGTAGTCGGGACCACTGGGGTCATGTACTTCTGGGTCCCGACATCTGGATGGATGTCTGGATCGATCTCCACCTCTCCCGTGGCTCCGTTGACCGCCCGGACCCGAGCCTCAACCCCATCCACGAAGACCCGGACCTCATTTCTCAGGTTCGTTGAGTAACCCCTGGCAGCCTCCCCAACGATTGGGGAGTGAAGGGTCGTGAAGACGTACCGAGGCCCATCCTGGCCCGTTGAAGCTGTACCAAAGAGGATGAACCTATCAGTCACGTCCTCCTCAACGATCAACTCGTTGTCGGTCTGGTCCCGCCAGAAGGTGCTCCCGACCGGAAGCTCTGTGACCCTCTTGTAAGGGCCAAACTCGGAGTCGAAGCTCCGGTAGAGGTTCACCCCGAGGATTTGGTATCGGCTATTGATGGAAAGGTACGCAGGGTCATCCCACCGAAGGTCGATGACCCCACGAGTCCCATCCAGCATGAGCAGGTTGAGCGGCGGAGCAGGCCAGGGAGCCTTGGTGATTTCGAGTAGCTGGGGATCTCTGTCCCTATTGCTCACATCCGCCATGTTGAGTCCTCATTGGGTCACCCCTGATAAGGGGATCACCCGCACGAAGTTGGACTCAAGAGGGTGGGTTGGCAGGGTCCGTCGCCGGAGCTGCCTCCATCACAGAGGGTACCGACTGGGCAGCCTGCTGCCGAACGAAAGCCTCCATCGCCCCCTCAACCGGCTTCATGCTGCCAGTCTTGGAGTCGATCTCCACGGGGAACCCAGGAGGAAGGCCACGCTCCACCAGGATCTTCTCGAAGAGCTTCTGCCGCTCAGCGTCGATGTTCGCTGCCGCCCTCAGAGCCCGGACTTTCTCCTGCTCCAGGTCGAGAACACGCTCGGCAATCTGAAGCCTGGCCCCTTGAAGCTGAGCGAACTTGGCAAGGTCCTCAGCGGAAACCGGGGTGTCGATGGTCTTCTGCTCTGTGGGTTCGGTCTGGGTGCTCATTTGATCTGTCTCCAGGATTGGTTTACGGTGTGCCTAGCGGCATTAGCACTGATAGATAAGAAGATCCTCGGATCAATCCGGGCAGCCTGGGCAACCTCTCTTGAGAAGATACGCAAGTTCGGCTCCCTGGTCTGGGATCAAGTAGAGGGTTCCCTTTTCATATCGGAGTCGTAGCAGCTTTGCCCCCTTGAGAGCAAGGGATCTGGTCCCCTCGTTGATAGCGGTAAGGCATCTCCCAAAGTCCTCAGGGGAGAGGGGCTCGTTGCAGTCAAAGGGTACACCGAACATGCCTGGCTACTAGACACCGAGGAACTTGCTCGGGGCAAGTACCCCTCTGCCAACGTAGGGTCCGAAGCTGGAACGAATACCAGCCCCGTACTTCGGCTGCTGCAAACCCTTGATGACCTTGACGGTCGCCTTGGCCTTCTCCAGCATCTTGTCGAACTGGTCGCTGGCTCCCTGCTTCAGAGACTCATACTTGCTGGACTTCTCAAGAGTGAGGGAGACCCCACCGATAGAATAGTCGAACTCATCAGCGGTCCAGTTGATCTGGAGCGCCTGAAGTGCCCAGTACATGGCCCCGGTGAGGAGAAGCGTCGTCCACTCGTGTCGAGTCTGGACCATCTGGTCCAAGCTGCTGAAGGGGGTCCTAGGTGGGGCCGCAACCACCATGTCCATCCCACGCTCAAGGTACTCCAGCAGCTCCTCCTCCTCCCAGATGTACCCGAAGACTCTGCTGAACTGGTCAACAGTTTCTTCATGTGCTGGGGGGCGAAACTTGTAGTTCCTATCCGGGTTCTGGTCCCTCAGGAGGATCCTGAGCCGTCTCATCAGGTCAGTTTCAATGGGAGTGTAGATTACAGGGTTCTTGGTCTCCCTGTCCCGAACGTCGAACTCCTGGATTACCGTTTGAAGGGGTCCCCCGACCATCTCCCGCATGGTCCACCGGATACGGTACCCCCCGATGTTGGCATCCGTGGGGATGATGACCGAGGCAAAGTATTCACCCACAGCAGCATTGGCCGGTACTCGTCTCTGGGGGCCTACCAGGACCTCCATGCCCGTCGTGTAGTCGTAGAGCGAGTAGGTGATCTCTGCCGCATTGGTGGGGTGCCCAGAGGCATTGGTGAGGAAGATGTTGAGGTCGTTCCGACCAAGTTGTTGCCCCCGAAGGAATGAAACTCCCATGACTCACCAGCCTCCCTGGGAGCAGCCGGAGCAGCCACCACCACAGTTCCACCCGTGCCTTCTCCCCCCACAGCCAGAAGGCTGTGCAGGTAGCCCCCCATTGGGGGCACAGAAGGCTGCCGTATCATAGACCGAGAACCCAAACTCCTGGGTCGTCAGAGGTCCCTCGAAGTATTCCTGGATGCACCACCGAACGAACCACTGGCCCGGCTGCCCGCACTCACCAGCATAGCCCGTTGCGTAGTATTCACCCGTGTCTGCCTTGACCGGGGTCCGACCACATGCTCCAGCCTTGACCAGGCATTGGGCATCCTTCGGCTGATAAAGGAGTGTGTACCGAATGCTGTAGGGGTCGAAAGGGCTCCCAACCGTGTCGGTGATGAAGATGGGAAGGTCCCCTCGTTGAAAGAGCTGACCGTATCGGAAGACGCCTGGGCTGGCTTTAACAATCATTGGGCTTACCTCCAGGTCCCACAAATGAAGCCTTCAGGCCCCCACCAGGAGGGAGAACCCCGGTTCCAGAACTCACATCGTAGTCTTGCCCGAGGATCTGGGACCCGACTGGATAGGTGATGAGAATGCGCCAGTAACCCAAAGCGTTTGGGCGCCACCTGACTCCATAGCCACTCGACAGGTCATCCCAGTAAACGTGCCCAGCAGTGATCTGGTTTTCAATCAGACCGGCCCCAGATATGAGGGGCCACGCCAAGAGCACGTTGTTGTGGTAGACCTGGCACACTAGTTGCGACGGGGTAAGTCCCGGTACTCTAGTGTAGCCGTCTAGCTGAAAAAAGTCGGCTTGGTCATAGACGACCAAGTTGTTGTAGACAAGCCGACCTCGTGTCGTGGGCATCTCTTCCCACGCCCCCTACAAGAGGTTTCTGGGGCGTCCCACTACCTTCGTAGCAGGGACGCCCTCATCCCTGAAGGTGGAGGTGCATACTGGGGTGCAACGTCATAGGAAAGGGAGATAGCCTGGTCCTGATCGGGGTAAGTGACGATCACCCTCCAGGTCCCAGCCATGTTGGGGTAGAACCGGATGCTGTAGTACCCCGAAGAGAACTCAGTCCAGTAGACCCTCCCAGCAGTCACCCGAACGTTCTGAATCCCAGCCCCAGAGACAAGGGGCCAGTCCACCTGGGCATCATTCAAGAATACCTTCAGTTGGAGGTCCCCTGGGACAAGCCCCTGTGCCCTGGTTCTGCCGTCCACCAGGAAAAAGTCTACTTGCTCAAGGATCATCTTCCCCGTCGGGGAAGTACGGCATGGGGGTTGGTACCTGATCGGGGCCTGATACCCTGGGATCAGGGTGAGGTTGGCACCAAGTTGAGCTTCACCTGGGGCAGAGAAGATCGCCCTAAATGAAGCAGTCAGGTCTCCGCTGATGGAGGAGCCCGCCAAGAATGCCGACGTGACCGTCCAGATCACGTCGGCATCAGCCCCGGTAGTTGAATCTCCATCGAGAGGTAGGGTAAGGGGTAGCGCCAACCAAGCCTCAGCCGAAACTGAGGAGGCTCCAGACAAACTGGTATCAAGGTCGATGTCCACCCGCTACTCCTCGAAGAAGATCAGGTCTCAGAAACCGTGAGGGCTCCGATGGCAAACGACACCTGGTCGCCCGTGCCAACGGTCTTGGAGGTTCCCAAGGCTCCGTGATACATCATGTTCCCGGCCGAACCGAGGTCACAGATGCCTACATGGGTGATCGTACCCCAGGAAGCCGTGGCGACCGGGAAGGTCACTGCTGCCGAGTTGGCAATGGACCCGTTGGAGATGGTCCCCCAGGTGATGGACTGACGAGCGTAGGACCCGCCCGTGACTTCATTCGTCAAGGATCCCGAGTCGGTCGGGTCAGCCGTGAACAGAGCTGCATACACCGTCGCTGGGAAGGTGTAGCTGAAGTCAGCATTGTTCTTGAGAATGCGGTCGAGGGATCGGTTCTTGATGTACGTTGTCTTCGCAGCCATTGTTATCTCCTGCTCTCCTAGTTACCGTGGGCTTTGAGGCTTCCTCGGAGGATTGGGGTCAACCACCACAGAATGTGTCGGAGCCGTCCTTGGTGCGGACCTGCCAACACCAGTCGCATCAATGAATTGTTGGAGGGTCGCAGCCGAGTTGGATGAGGGCCTCTTAGGGGGTGCCCCAGGAGCCGCCCACCAAGAGATATCCCCCAGCAAATGGGACTCTTCTGACAGACTTGAAGAGACTCCCAAGAGGAAGGACCCGTTTGCTACGAGGAAGGACTCTCCAACCACCGAGAAGTCAAGGTCAAACAGTGGAATCAGAGACCCACCAATATCTGACCCCCCAGATAGTGAGGCTTCGAGAGAGAACAGCACAGTGGGCTCTGCACCCACGTCAGCTTCACCATCGAGCAGAAATGACCCCTCGGTAGGGTCGATGACCAAAGACGGGTCTGCGCCAAGATCCGAACCACCCTCGAACGGGTCTGTCCAGTCATTCTCATACGGAGGTCCGAGGTTGTAGATGATTTCAGCCATGCTAGGTCCTCAGCCCTCTCATAGGTGGCGTGGGTTCACAACCACGGTGAGGTGATCTGGTGTGGGGGTCCGTGATGCCTCCCTTGCTACGCCAGTGGCATCAATGAATTTTTGGAGGGTGACAGCCGAGTTGACCGTGGGCTGTAGAGGTGGCGGTCCAGGGTGCCCCTGCCAGGAAAGCTCCAGGTCCATGGCGGCATAGCCCTGAATCACAACGTCCAAGTACCGAACACGAACGAAGTCCTCCAAAACGAAGTCAGAGTCGCCAGCCATCTGAGCTTCGATCAGGGTCGCCAGGTCGGTGGTCATCTCCGAGTCCCCACCCAAACTAGCCTCGACAGGGTAGAGTGCCGTCAGGGAGGCTTCCGAAGTCGAGTCCCCAGATAGGGTAGCCTCCAGAGCCAGAACGACTGAGGTTTCCGATTCCACAGAGGAATCTGCCCCCAAAGCTGCATCCACAGAGACCCGAGTCGAAAGCTCTGAAGCGAGAGTGGAAGAACCCTGTAGGTGCAAGGGGTCAAAGTTGTTCTGGTCGATCAGGTAGGGGATTACCAGGGTTGAGCTTCCCGCTAGGCTAGCGGTCATGCTCCCCACAACCCGAGACCCAGCTCCAACTGAAGAGTTCCCTGCAAGGGTTGCATTGACCGAAAAGTCAACCCTTGGGGTCGAGACGATGTCCGCAATACCGGTAAGGACCGAGAAGGTTGTGAACTTCCTGACAACCGAAGCTGTGAGGTTTGAGTCCCCTACCAACGAGCTTTCTAGTGGCCGGAGGGCAAGAAGCTCGGTTGAGGAGAAGGTAGACGTTCCAGCAAGGGTTGCATCGAGAACCTGGACTTTCAAGAGGGTCGCGGAAACAGACGAGTCCCCGTTGAAGGTGCAACTAGCCCCGGTTTGAGCATCAAGTTCCGCTGCTATCGACGAAGACCCTGCCAGTGAGGCAATGATCTGACCACTCTTCTCTATCGTTGCGTCAATAGAGGACTCCCCAGAAAGGGAAGCGGTGATGTTGTCGATGAGCTTGACCGCATCACAGGTGGAGTCCCCAGCAAGGGAAGCGGTGATCTCATCGGTCAGTTGAGGGATGAGGGTTGAACTTCCAGCTAGCTCTATCGTGAGAAGGTAGGCTAGCTGAGCACCAAGGTTAGAGTTCCCTGTGATGTCCCGAGTGAGGTTGTAGACGGCCTGTAGAACCGGTATGAAGGTGGACTCAGACAGAAGGTCGAGACCAACCCCATACACAACCGTGGCATCAAAGGTCCCACTCGAACTCGAAGACAGGCTAGCAGTCAGCTCATCGGTCAGTTGAGGGGCTTCAAGAGTGGACTCACCATTGAGGTTGGAGACGATCTCATCGGTCAGACGTGGGGCTGATAGTGTCGCCTCTCCACTGAGGTCAAGTGCCAGCTCATCCACCAGGTTGGCCGGGCTGAAGCTGGAGGACCCTTCAAGAGTAACCTCAAGGGACAAGGACAGCCCAAAGTCTGAATCAAGACTAGAGCCACCATTCAGGATCGCACCGATCTCATCGGTCAACTGTGGTGGGCTAAAGCTGGAGTCGCCTCCTAGCGTGGCATCCACAACTATAGAGGAAGAGGGGGTCCCGGAAAGAGAGGAGTCGCCAGTTAGGGTCGCCTCCCCACTTAGGATGAGACCGAAGTCAAAGGAGGTACTAGCCTCCCCGAGTAAGGCTAAAGACCCAGCCAACACCACAGCCAGGTCAGATGCGAGGGTGGACTCTCCTGGTAGGGAAACATCCAGGGCAAACAGGAACACCGGGTCTGAGGTGACGGAAGAATCACCAGACAGGTTGGCGCTCAACTCGTCAGTCAACCTAGGGGCAGCTAGGTCCGAACTCCCACTCAGAGTGGAGTCCAACACCACCACATTGGAAAGCTCAGAGGATAGAGTGGACCCCCCAGCTAGGGTGGCCGACTCATCCAAGACCACTCCCATATCGAAAGTGGTGGAAGCCTCCCCTGGGAGCGTAGCAACCCCTGCAAAAACCAGCACCACGTCAGAGGTGACCGAAGCCTCCCCTGGGAGCGTAGTGGCAAGGGCATAGACGACCACTGCCTCAGGAGTGATCGAAGCCTCGCCTGGGAGCGTAGCATCGACCCGAACTATCGAGGTCAGCTCAACCGTGACAGAGGAAGAACCAGAGAGGGAGGCGTCAACTGCAATGGCAGTCCCACCTCCTCCGCTTCCCTCTGAGCCCAGCAGGAAGTTTCCAAGCTGGCTTTGGTCCGTTCCTAGCTTACCCGTGAACGCCATGGCCCCTCCGGGTTAGCCGCAACATTGTGGGGCAGTGGACAGTCATCAAGGGCACCTATCCTAGCGGACCCGAATCAAAGAAACGGGGTTCCGTAGGGGTGCCCTGCGTATCCGAGTCCGAGCCTCAGTCAAGAGCCTTGCATATGGCAGACAGATTTTAAGCTCTTGATGTTGTTCGCATACGGCTGAGCGGGTACCTTGCTGGTGTTGTTGAACCATCCCGTCTTCAGCTCCTCAACGTTGGCGATTGAGGTATCGAACACGAAGTAAACTCGGTTGTTTTCTCGATCTGTCCGCTTCATCTCCACACCTGCTGTCTGCAAATAAGCAGCGAAGTACAGGTCTGGGGTGCGGAACTCCTTGGCGCCGTTTCCCTTTGACATTTCAGCCTCATCTAAATCTGGGTCTATCTCGGTCAAGAGATGTGATTTGGGTCCCGTTATACATCTATGCGGCCCCCGGAAAACCGGGGGCCGAGCTTGTTGAACTCACAGATCAGTTGAGCGCCACTGCATTCGAGAGCAGGTCGTTCACCCGAACCCTGGCCGAGGTGTACCCCGTGAGGACTCCTGGGATGAGGGCTGCTGGAATGTCGATCTGGGTGGCCGTCACGGACCCGCCTCCCGCCAAGATGGCGGACTTGGTGAGCTTCTTGGCTCCGGTGCCAACCAGGATGACCGTCAACTCGTAGAGCCCCGTAGCCCCGAAGCTGGTGCCCGTGATGCGAAGGGCTCCCGTGGTGGGGGTGTCCAGGTCTGCCGTCGAGATGGTCGGGACCCCAACTGTGAAGGCCGTGACCCCATCATCCTGAACGAGGGCGATGGCGGCCCCATTGGAAAGGGGCGGAACCCGACGTGTATCCGGATTGAAGCTGGCCGAACGGTACCCTGCAAGGTTGCCGTAGAGGAAGCTCTTCTTGACCACATCGGTCTCGACGAACTTGGCTGCCAGGAGAGCCTGGAGAGCCGCAACCTGGGCGTTGCTGGATCCAGAAAGGCTCCCAACGGCCTTGATGGTTGTGGGCGAGATGTCCACCGGACCCCCGACGGGAACAGTGGCCGTGATGAGAGCTGAGGCCGTTGCCACAAGGCTCTGTCCGTCCAGGTAAGCCTGAATCTTCGTCGGGTCAGGACGGGAGATGTACCGTGACTGCCCGAGAGGGGACTCTGTGGACGGATTGGCAGTGGACTTGGGCTCCACATCAGCGATGAAGAGCGGCTTTGAGATATCTCCACGAATGACTGCGACGAACATGTGATGTCCTCCTGAACCTAGATGGGCTGTGGCTGCTGTAGACGGCCCCTCGCTTGATCGATCCTGAGATAGCGGAGCACTTGACCGTAGGCTGTGTAGAACTCCGCCACCGCCTGGCCGAAGGCAAGCTGATTGGCCCGGCGGACAAACTTTGCACGCCGTATGATGAAGCTCATGCGACGTGTGAGCTTGAGGTACAGGTCCGCCCGGTCGAGTCCTTGGAACTCTCCCTCTGAAGCCTTCAGTGCCTCGTATCGGTGGACCATGTCCCTCAACAACTCTTGAGTCTGCAACTCGAAAAAGAGATCCTTAGGGCGCCAGGTATTATCGAGCCTCTGGAATGAACCAGCCTCAGCATCCAGAAGCCCGAGAAGGGAAGGCGCCTGTTTCATCTCAGGTTGTCACCACGAACACATTGGAAAGCAGGGTGTCTGCCTGAACCTGTGCCGAGGAGGTTGTTGCTGCGAGACCTGGGACCAAGGCTGCCGGGATCACGATGGAGGTGTTCGAGACAGTTCCGCCACCCGTCGTGATCTGAGTCTGGGTCAGGGTCACAGCACCGTCCCCTGTGATGATGACCGAAGAGAGGGTCGGGGAGATGGAGGTGAACTCCGTTCCCGTGAGGGTCAGGTCACCAGCAGTCGGGACATCGATCTCAGCTCCCGTGATGACGGGGGCCTCGACCAAAGCACGAACCGGGGTGATCTGGTCGTCAGCAATGACCTGGACGAAGGAGGTGGTGTCCGAGATCCCAGGAACCAGAGCAGCCGGGATGGCGATGGCCGTAGCCGAGAAGGTACCACCACCCGTGAGAATCTGCGCCTGGGTCAGGGTCACAGCACCGGTTCCGGTGATGACGACCTTCGAGACGTTGGGGGCGAGCGAGGTGAAGTTCGTCCCACCAATGCTCAGGGCATTGGTCACGTTGTTGATCTGAGCCGAGGTCACGGTAGGAGCAGCCACATCGGCATCCGTGAAGGAGGTGACCGTGATGAAGCCACCAGACAGGAAGCCCGCAATGGCCCCCTTGTACTGGCTCATGAGGACCCGGTCGGTCTCCTTGAGGTCGATGTACCCCGCCACAGTGGAGTCGGTGAGCTTCCTCTTGGGGATGTAGCACTTCTGCTTCGGCCAGTTCACGTCGGGCTCGACGCTCTTGTCCGCTCCACCAAGGGAGTTGCCATCCCTGTGGTACTTGTCGGGATCACCTGTCCCGTGCTTTGCCGTTTTGTTGGGGAGGCCATCATCAATGTCGGTGAGGATGATAGGTCCCTGAACTGTCTGGTTGTGAGTGAGCCTCAGCATCTAGCGTGCTCCTAGTAAAGGGAGAGGGTTCCACGGATTAGGGTTCATAAGAAGATCAACCGGAGCCCAGCTTGCAGGCGTCCTCGTACCCCTTCTGCATCTTGAGTTGAATGGTCTCTTGGTCGAAGGAGAGTGAAGATCCAGGAAGGATCTCGCTGGGCTGGAGAAGCCGGACCTTGACCTTCCGGTACTCGGGCTTGAGTTCGGCAAGGTCGTTCTTGTACCCACAGATTTTCAGGTCCGAGACCTCAATCTGAGCGAGGATGATGTCCAGGGCTCGCTCCAGCCTCGCTGGAATGGCTGCCGACTTCGGGTCGAAGGGCGAGAACAGCTCCGGATTGGAGCACATGATCACGTCGATCTCATCAGCACCAAGACGAATAGCCTCACCAAGAGGGGTTACACTCCGAAGTCCCCCATCCGTCCACTGTTCCCCACCTATCTCGGCTGGGAGCAGCATGACGGGGAAAGATGAGCTGGCAATCACCCGAAGAGCGATCTCGGGATCCATCTCGTCTGCCACATGGGACTTGGCTGTGTTCCAGGAGACCGAAACCACCCTGAGCTTCTTGCCAGAGTTGGAGATCCGCTCTTGACTCAACTCGGAAAGAACCCACTTCTGTAGGGGTTCTGAGTTGTAGACAGATGGCTTCCAAAGGGAGGACAGCTTCCCGAAAGGACACCAGCTCTTCTTGACGTTGTTGGGTCCTACTCGGTCCCACACCCATTTGAGCTTCTCCCAAGCTCCTTGAGGGTCACCGGCCGGGAACTGAGCCAAGAATGACCCATTGAGGCTCCCAACAGAGATCCCGCAGAAGGCATCGTACTCGATGCCATCCTCGAACATCCACTTCTTGAGGGCACCCACTTGATAGGCCCCCTTGGAGCCCCCACCAGACAACACAAGAGCTTTCATCAGCTACCTGCTTTGGATAAAAAGGTTGGCGGACCCAAGTTCTAGCGCTTACGCTTCTTGGGAGGTGGCGGCGAAGGCTCAGGTGGTTGGCTAGAAGGGACCTCAACAGTGGGTTTCGGAGGCGGCACTGGGGGTAGAAGACTTGGGGTACAACGGACCTCCCCGTATGCCTCAGCCTTCATCAGCCGGGCCTGCTGCTCCTGAGTGAGGTTCTCGATTGAGATAGAACTCCAGCGGGGTACGAGTAGGTCCCCGATCCTAACAGGTCCTCTGGTGCAGTTGTAGACGACAACCGTCATGTTGCGCCTCTTCTCCTGTTAGATCCCATGGATCACTCATACCTCCGTGCAGTAGAGTGTCATAGAAACATGCTCACCACCGAACGGGCGATTGTGCCGGAGGTACAGTCGAAGCTCGGTCCCAAGGGTAAGTGTCCGAGTGGTGGAGTAGTTGAAGGGGGTAGCCTGCCTGTCCACACGCATACCACGACTCTTCCTTCTGAACTCTGGAATGGGTAGGGCCTTGTCTTCCGATGTCGCCCCAATGGCAGAACAAATGGGGTAGTTTCCCCTAGCCTCAGTGACAATCTG